CCACACTGCGCGTGCTTGACAAAACTGTACCCTTTCGGGTTGAAGTCCTCGCTCCTCAAGCTTGGTAGTCATCCCAAGTTGAGTAAAGACGCTGAGATCTTTATGGGCATCAGTTTCATCAAGCAAAGAAACAACACTGTCATCACCATCCAATAATAAACCCATACTATCCAAACAGTTATGGTGAATGGCCCATGCGAACATGACCAGAATGTTAACAATGTTGTTACCAAGCGATGTGTTGTAATCGCCACTCGTACGCCCGCCATGAGCAATAAATCGATACGAGCCACCAATGGTTATATGGTGTATTTTCATCCAGTCTAACATAGTTTGCAACTGTTTATCTCCCCGAAACACCCAACGATAGAATCGATGTTCTAACTCGAGCAATGGGCCAACTATGTGACTATCAAATCGACTATGGTCAAATCCCAGCAGCACACGGCCAAAACCACTCAACTCATGTATAGCTTTACCTCGTGCAAAAGCATCCATGTGTTTAGCAAAGACACTCTTGCCATTAAAGCGGAGATGATAAAATACATGCTCGAGTGGCGCGAAATATGTCGACAAGGAAGCCAGTGCTCTAGGTGATCGATATTGAATCAACCTAGGCACCTTACTTTCTATGTTATCCTTGGGATTCTTCTCAAATTTGGTGAAAGCTTTGAGATAAAAATCCTTACGGACAACACGTTCATCCCTAAGACTAGCAAACGCCGCAGCGTACACTTTCTTCCGGGAAGCTACCCTGGTGGAGACGACCTTGTCACTGGTCCAAGTCTCTACAGATCCGGGGTAAATACCTTGTTTCCGACAAATACGCTTCAGATAAACAAAAGCTTTTTCAAGTAGTTGTCTACCGTAGGCAGTGCATTTCGGGACAGGACAATAATGGCGTTCAGCGGCCGCAATTGCGGTATTATGATGACAATCACTGAAAGTAGTGGTGCGTTCAGCAAATGGTTCCATCATCTGGAATATTTGCGTCATTTTGCGTTTATGGCATGCACCACTACGATCAGGTATCAACGGTATGAGCTCAATTCCGTCTCTCAAATTACATTTGGGCGGCCGATTCAGACAGACGGACGGCTCATACCGAGGTCCCTAACCCTTCTTAGGCAGGTAGACGCGCTTCCGCAATATTCCGCGTCTACCTAGGTCACCGCGTGCCATTCGAGTAACCTTGTCCATTTGTTTGACTGCTGTTCCTGACTTAATAAATTGGCGTGAAAACATTTCGCTATCTGAAGGCACGAAAGCAGCTGCAGTAGCACTATCCAGATCAACGGCTAGGACTATATTGCTCACACCCTGCGTGTCGTGATTTTCAATATATTGATGTCCGAGCTGATGTAGCCAACTATAGTTGTCTGGAGTTCGTGCCTTGCCGCTGATTTTCATGCGTAAATAGCCAAGTAATTCAGATGGAGCGTAAATTTCCTTGCGAATTTCTGCGCGCAGATTACGCCCACTGAACCCTTGTGTTCGCACGTCAGGATGAACAGGTCTTTTGGCCAAGGAGTATAGCGGTTTCTTGTCCTTCTGGACTGCCTGTGACGACTCCTGTTTCATAGTAGAGACAGGCTCGATAGTAACAGACATGGACTGTTGGTTTGAAGGTCCAATAAATTGTATTGCACGTGTGGTCACAACCGGGGCAGATGTACTGCTTTGTTCGTTTAGACCACCTAACGATTGTTGTTGGGTTACCGCCGCTGTATACATAGAGCAAGGGATAAATCCCCTGGCGTTCCTCACACAACCGCAATCGTAGGTGGTTATCCCGTTTTCCGGAGCCGGACTGTCATCCCGTATGCTTGCGCACTCTTGGGCCGACTGTTCTTGAGGTCTAGCTTCGCTATCAGCGCCGCTAAGTTCAACATCAGAAACGTCCTTGTTCCGGTATTTATGTGCAACATCCTTGAATACCGCTAATGGATGAAAATACTCGTAAATAGCTCTCCTAAGAAATCGTACAGCTTCGTCAAGCTTCAATGGCACATCCTGGACAATCTTAAATGCCTCAGGACCTGGAATTCCCTGCAGAACCATGCGGTCCACAATGAGCCATTTCTTGTCCTCTAGTGACAAGGATTGATATTCCTCTGGCTTAATTGTGTAAACAGGATTTACCACATGCTTCACCTTCCGTTTGTTCTCCAACGGAGCATTCGTCTCTAAAATGCGTTGCGCTCTTACTTGTATGCGTGGTAGAGTCTTGAACTTGTTCTGTTCTTTAACAAGTGCTCTATGCAACGCACGAAGCATGACCTCATCTTCTTGGTCACGAATCATTCTCTCGATTTCCGCAACGCGAGACGGTGATAAATTACCGCGGTTGATTTCTGCCTTCCAAGCACGTGACGTTTGAATAGGTCGATTGTTCGGGACCCAATCGCGCTTGTAACGCAGTTTAATATGCGCCATGTCAGCTTTGATTTTGGCGATGCTGTCGATGATAGCTGTGCGCCTAACTTCGACATCACCCGCAAGTATAACCGCTTTCTTGCGGTTATCTTTGCGAACTTTCCCAGGCGTTCTAGTATCAACAACCGTGGCCTTTGCAGGTTCAATCGGCAGTTGACTAAGATGTTCTTCCCTAGACTCTTTCCACTGGGCAAAGCTACCAGTGAAGCCAAGAGATTTTGCCTTGGCCCACTCTTCACGACGGTTATGACGATTAACCGTGGTGGTAACAGCCTGTTTGTCGACCTTTGCAGGCACGACAATACGGACAGTTTTGGCTTTAACAGCCGGGGCTTTATCAGCCCTACCCTTAACGGGGTTGGACATTGCTGTCTGTCTATTAACTAGACCGATATGACTATCTTAAC